AGGGGCGCAGCATCCTACACTGCCAACAACATGAAACAAAAACCATCCATCAAAGAACAAATCATGCAAGTCCTTTACGAAAATCGAGTAGCATTATTTATTATTGCAATGCTTGTTTTGTTAGCTATTATTGGGCATATTCAACAATCAACACCTGAAATGAGATGAATTACATGGCACTCCCTGGAATACCGAGAAACGTTAGGTTTACGCCTATGATTCGCAATAGAGACTATGTTGTAAGGCAACTTCTTAATTATTTCGACATAACAATGACAGAACTTAGGCGTAAATCTCGAAAGCGTAGGCTTGTTCAAACAAGGTACATCATGTTTTATTACCTCTATACGCTCACTGGCATGACACTTAATGAAATCGCAGATATGTTTAATCCTGCAGTCACAGATCATACTACTGTTATCTATGGCATTCAGTTTGTTAGGGATCAGATAAGCATTGAAGTAGAAACAGAGGTAAATCAGCATCTTAAAGCTATTACGATATGAAACTCCTTAAGACTTTATGGATTAAATGCCGTTGCTGTCGGAAATATTATACAATAACCACTAATGGGGATAAACGCAGCATTTGTCCTCATTGTCAAAAATTAAACTTATGAACTTATCAAGCGCAATTGACCAACTTACCCACGACCCTGCGTATATTCGCAGGCAGTTATCACCAAAGATGCGGGAGGCTTTAGAATTAGTACTGGAAGTATTACAGGAGAACGTAGACGTAGATGAATGGGATACAGAATATTATGCAAATGGGGCAATGTGTATGCATTGTTCAGGGAATGGGTGTGGAATGTGTAATCGTACTGGAGAGGCTAAAATTTATTAATTATGCAACGAAAAACCGCAGTACAATGGCTAATTGAACAGATACAAAATGGCAACATAACAAGTGAGAAAACTGATTGTGGCTATTTCGTAATGATAAAGGACAATTGTTTGGAACAAGCAAGAGAAATAATGAAGGAACAGATAATTGATTCATATACAGATGGTGTTTATCAAGCTTTGGATAATGATGAGGCTTATGATAATTGGAAAACCACAGGAGAACAATACTACAATGAAACTTATGGAAAGAAAATGCGCTAATTGTAAACGTAAACTCCTGATAAGCCAGTACTATGCAAATCCTGCTAAGAAAGATGGCTTATTTGCTACTTGTAAAGAATGTTGTAACACAAGGAGGAAAAAGAAACCCATAGAAAAGCACCCTGAAGGCACAAAGGAATGCTTTAAATGTAAGCAACATAAGACTTACGACTTGTTCCACATTAACAAAAGCAAGGCAGATGGGTATAATCACCAGTGTAAGCAATGCGAATATAATATCAGGGGCAAGTATAAAAAAGCAAAAGAAATAGATTATTCATCTTTTTATTTACCAATCTAATATGAAAAATGTTTTAATATTATTATTATTTTTATTATTTGCATCATGTGAAAATGCAAAAAAGAATCTATATGAAATAGATAGTTATGCAGAAATCGTAAAAGTAAGAAACTGCGAATACATAAAAAGCCATGTTTATGGTGGTGATGTTTATATACATTGCGCTGATTGTAAAAATCCCCAACACAAATAATATGTACACTTACAAAGCAACAGTTAATAGAGTTATTGACGGAGACACAGTAAATCTCACCATTGACTTAGGATTTCGTCTCACCTACACAGTCAATTGCAGACTATCAGGCATTAATGCTCCAGAGATGTCCACAGAGGAAGGAAAGACCTCAAAGATTGCCCTTACAATAATGCTGGTTAGTGGCGATAAGGTAACCATAAATTCCACAGGCTTAGACAAGTATGGCAGGCCAGTAGTCGAAATCCTTCGAAAGGATACAACAGTCAATAAAATAATGATTGAGCAAGGACACGCTAAACCTTATTAATTATGAAAGACTTTATCACAATAGCTACTGAAAACCCATTGATAATTCAAATCATTGAAAAACTACCTTACTTAACTCAAGAACAATTACTTAAACTATTAAATCAGATCAATGAAACCGATAATAACCAATAACGTACGATTGTACATCCAAAAGACCTCCGAACGTAAACACGCATACTGGAGATACAATAAAGGCTTGAAGTTCTACCATAAAGGCGAATGGTTGCCAGAATCACAATTCAATTCCTATTACCCTATTTATGAGTTTAGGAGATACCCCGACAACCCGAACCCAGGCTATATTATATAATCACGAAACCTTGCTTATCGACCTTTCCTGCGATATGTCTTTTGAGCATTTCATTTATTGACATCCCGAAAGTCTTCTGAAAGTGTGGAGCGTCAAAGAATTTCCAATCTCCGCCCCACTCCCAGCCGTACCTCTTGAAAATATCTACTACCTCCATCCAATCAGAGCGACCATCCTTATCAAAATCGGTCTTAATGTCCCATGAGGCTTTACCTCCTACAAGCAGAACTATATCTACTGCCAAGCCGTAATTATGCCATGACTGACCGCCTTTTGCTCTTGTTACCACTACCCCTGGCTTGGTTCTGCCTTGAGCGAATAACTCATTTTGCTCTGCGAAAGTGCGTAAGGTAAAAGAGAATCTGCACTCTGCTCGACCTTTTAAGGCTTGGCAGATTTCCTCATATATTTCTAAAGCCTCATCCCGCAATTTAGGATGTAGGAGTTTTATACGATCAATAGTTACTTTATCCATTATTTCAACTTAAATAATAATAAAAAGAATACTAAAGCACCACCTATTGCATAAAAAAACATCTTCTTCCATGCCTTGTTTTCTTTGGATTTCTCTTTCTCAAGCCATAGTTCTTTTCGTAATACTGATGCCATTGATGAATCTATAACTACAGATTTAATACTATCTCTAATTGTTATAGTCCTTTGGATAGTCTTATATTTTACATCCCAAAATATAAGAGAATCATTAATTACCAAAGTATCAGTTATGACCTCATACAAGGTATCTGTTACTTCTAAAGTATCTGTAATATAAAGAAAAGAGGTATCGTTTACACAATACCCCCTTGCTAACACAGTGTCCTTAACTATTGCAAACCTCTCTGGGTTATTCAGTACTTGTTTGACAGGATTGCAACTACTTAGCAGTATCAGAAGACCCAAAAATACCCTCATTGTTAGAAAATAAGTTTTTAAGAAGATAAGCACCAGCAGCCTTCAGACCAAAGATAGCATCAGCTTTAAGGTCTTCAATTGTAGGCAAAGCACCTACTTCAAGAGCAGCAATGGTGCCAGCAAGAGCAGCAGACAAAAAAGCTACAATGATGCCATTAATGACATCACGCTTGTTTAACGACAGAAATGAACTCATAATATATACTTTTGAATTAATAATGCAATTATTGCTCCGACAATACCCATAACCCACCAAATAGATTTCATTATGCCCTTTCTCCAATCCTCTAAGCCTGAGACCCTCCCATTGGTTTTGGTTGTCTGCACAAGTATCTTATCAAGTTTCTCATCGAATTTACTATCAATAGCCTCAAGCCTGTCTGCTATAAACTGGAGATCATTCATCGTCTTCTTCTTTAAACTTTACACCTTTTACGAAATCTTTTAAATATGTGTGAATTTCAAGACCTTCAGGATTTACTACCTCAATAACCTTGAAATCAAATTCCTTGTCAAGCAACACCTTAATATCAGCATTCAGTTTCTTCATGGCATCCTTAGTGAAAGAATATTCCCCTTTTTCGTTCATTATCACATTGCCTTTCTCATCTACAGAGGCATGATCTAACTTTAAATCGCCCAAAGCCTCGGAGTATTCCTCATAATAGGCTTTAAGTTTAGAGTGAATCTTCACGAGTTTCTTCTGCACTTTGGTCTCTTGGCTTCCAACATTCGCAGCCAAAAGCTGCATAGCTTCGATTAGTTCTTTGTAAGTCATAGTTTTAAGTTTAGACAAATTTATACAATTCTATAAGTAAAATGAAATGAATAATTCACAGCAGTTGCAAGAGATGGGATTACCTCAAATTCCCCAGTATTTGCACCATAACCAGATATTGATGCAGCTGGTCCACCACCTTGAGTTACACCAGTCCCATTCAAATAGTTAACTGATGATGTTGTAGAATTGATAGGCAAAGTAAACGAAAGTGAAGTAGGTGTGTTATCCGTTGTTGGGTCAATAGTCACCCAACCCGAAACTGTAACCGTATCTCCAACCCTCATATACTGGCAAGAAAAAGCCGTAACAGATGCAACATTTGCCAACCCAGTCCATGTTGGGGTGTATGTCCCAGATGCTGTTGTTTGAGTTGCACCAACTGTTATTACATCACCTGCTGATGTAACTGCTAATGTTGCAACAGATGTACCCGTAAATGCAGTTGAACTTGTGTAGCTTGTGAGTGCAAGTTGACCATCACGCCTCAAAGCCATTTTAACGCCACTTGTAGAACCCGCAGGGTAAAACTGAAGAAAACCATTACTACCACTTCCACTTGTTCCTGATATGGTTGGAATATCCGTACCATAAGCACCTCCCCAAGTTAAGTATGATGCGCTGCTGATGTTAACACTACCTGCAATATCAAGATGCGAAACGGGAACTGTTTTATTTATCCCTACATAACCTGCTGATGTGATTCTTACCCTCTCCGCAGCGTTGGTTACAAATACAACTGCATCACCTCCGCTATTACCTATGGCTAAAATATCCCCCTTTGTTCCTGCAAGTGGTGACCCCGTTCCGTTCCAAAAATTCATCACTGGTAGGTAAAGAGAACCTGACCCCCTTTGTAGATATATGTTGTCGTTTACCGTAAGGCTACCAGTTGTATGCAATTTTGTGTTTGGTGAAGGAGTTCCAATACCAAAATCACCTGCCCCTGTTAGAGTTGCGTATGTTGTACTATTAGTATAAAAAATAAGTGGTGCATTTTGGTAGTTGCCAATAGTTAAGCTATTGACAGAATCACTACCATATCCAATAAAACCTAATAAAGTACTACCATTTCTAAATCCTATATAGTTAAAACCAGTATTACCAGAACCCCCTTCTAATCTTAAAATTTCACCACCACTTGCTGCAACGTGTAATTTTGTTGATGGAATTACTCCTATGCCTACATTTGTTCCGTTGTCGTAAATCAAACTATTACCCAAAGCCGTTGTTGATGTCCATTTGGCAACGTAGTTAGTCGTACCACTACCGCTAACAGATGCTGGTAATGCCTCCCACGTTGGAGCAGTACCATTAATCTGTGATAAGTATTTGCGTGTGCTTGTGCTATTTGCGAACAACTCCGTAGGCGTTCCACCAGTAGTGGCGTAAATAATGCTACCCTCAAGGGTCATTGGATTGACAAGGTAATTCGCACTCCAAAACTCATACGCAGTATTACCCGTGTTTCTGCGAAGTATCTGCCCCGCCGTTCCCGTGATTGCACTAATTGCACTCGTTCCGTTTCCAATTAATACACCAGTTAATGTACCTGCCCCAGTCCCCCCACGACTAACTGATAGTGTGCCAGTCCATCCAAGTGATATATTTACGGGTTGTAGTAACGAGGATGCAGGAGTACCACTAAGCGACATTGTTACATTGGTGTCATTCGTGAATGTTAATTCACTACCTGCTATATCACCACCTTGTAATGTTCTAAACTCATAAGCCGTGTTAGTCGTGTTGCGTCTCAAGAACTGCCCTGCCGTACCTGCCACCGCAGTCATTGCGGATGTGCCATTACCGATAACCACGCCAGTCAAAGTACTTGCTCCCGTACCACCTCGTGAGACTGAGAGCGTACCACTCCACCCTAATGTAAGCGATACCGCACGGATTAAAGATGTGCCAGGAGTGCCGCCTAAAGTGAGGGTTACATTCGTATCATCAACTTTAGTGAGTGCAGCAGCGGTAATGTCTGTTGCGTCTATTGTACCCCAAGCGAGTGACGTTGTAGCTGTTCCGTTGCCTTGAGCAGTAAGGAATTGCTTGGTGGATGATGTTGGTCCTGCAAGACGAGCAGGAACACCAGATGCCTGATAAATCATGTCGTAATTCAGCGTCATCGGATTGGTCAGGAACGAAGCAGTATAGAACTCGTAGCCCGTTGCTGTGCCATTCACCCGAAGGATTTGGTTAGGGCCGCCCGTTATGGCTGTAAATGCGCTTGTTCCGTTTCCTATCAGTACACCTGTAAGCGTTGCTGCACCGGTACCACCTCTTGATACCGCCAGTTGCCCCGCCCATCCTAAAGTCATGGAAACAGAGCGAAGGAGAGCCGTTGAAGGGGTACCGCCAAGAGTCATCGTCACATTGGTGTCATCCACCTCCGTGAGTGCAGCACCAGTTACATCCGTCCCTGCGATATTCACCCATGACATTGTAGTGCCATTGGTGGTGAGGAAACGACCTGCGTTGCCCGTCATCAGCGGAGGGATGCCGTACCCTGTGGTGAATGCGAGAGTCAGCGTTCCCGATGAGGTGATAGGTGATCCACTCACAGTAAACCCCGTAGGAGCCGACAATGCGACGGATGTCACCGTACCACTACCTGCACCACTCGTAGGCTGATAAGTAATTAAGGATTTGTTTATCCTCATATAATCGTGATGTTCAACAGATTAGCAGCCCAAGAATACGCCCAATTGTTAATATCAGCACCACCTTGCTCTCCCCACTCTGTGTAGTCTGGATTAGCCATCGTGAGGTTCCCTTGAGAGAGTGCCTGACCGACCACATCATTACCTTCAGCATCCTGCGTTTTGGCGAATAGCTGCCAATAGAACTGCGCTTGGTCTTCCAAATTGTCATCGATAGACTTCATTGCGAAATACTCTGCGTCAACGTTTGCACCGTTGAACCATACTGCGAAAGGGGTTATTTGTTTCATATTATACTATTTTAATTGTTCCTGCATCGTTCCACAAAGCACCAGTAGGAAGTCCTGCTGATGATGTTGGCAAATTGCCGAAGATTACTTTACCATTAGTAGTTTCTATTGCCCTAAAGTCAGCAGCAGCGACTAAGTTAGGATTAACGTATAAGCCACGAGTAACTCCGTTTGCACCGCCTGTTTGGTTGATTAAACTCTCTAATTGCAGAATCGTATATGTAGCAGTTCCGCTTGTTGGTAGAAAACCTATGTTATTAACTAATACCCCTTGCCTTGTACCTGATGTTATAGCTGAACCTACAAACCCATTAAAAAATCTAAAATCAGGACCAACAATACCTGAACCTAATGAACTTTGAAAAGCAAATCCTGAGCCTATGCCTGAACTTCTTGCGCTATTTTGTTGGCTATATATTTGTAAATCAGAACCATTGCTAAATAATAAAGCACCATCGTTTCTTACCCTCAACAAATTCGTGCTATCACTATTCTGCACCGTCAATGCCGTAGTAGCACTCGTATTCCCCGAACCCACAAGACGTGTATCCCCAACTACTGAAAATCTAACTCCTAAATCTACATTGTTATTTATTGAAACATTAGAATTAGTAAAAATTCTTATAGCCGTTGTTGTTCCATTAATACCAAAACCTAATGCACTTAAACTACTTACTGATGATATATATCCAACGTTTGTTTGTGTTCCTATAATCAAACCAGAATTTGCAGCAGTATTCGCAAAATATGCAAGTTCACCAACTGCGCTTGTTCTAACATCAAGACTAACCGCAGGTGTTGCAATTCCGATACCTAACCTTGCATTAGTATTATTCCAAAACAGATTATTACTCCCACTAACCGCACTTGCACCTGTCCAATATGTAACCTGTCCCGCTGCACCACTACCGCTGATTCCTGCTGCGATTGTCCATGTGCGAGATGTTGACAAATCGTATGTCACACCATTTATTGTGAGCGTAGTCGCAGCATTGGCAGGAGTGAACCCTAAAGCAGCTTGCTTACTATTAAAGGTAGTCCAATCAGTAGCCGAAAGGAAGCCATTTATAGACCCTGTTGCCTGTGGAATACTTACAGCATTAATAGACCTTGAAAGCGGAGAATTGAACGTTAAAGGTTGCTCTGGAGTATATCCGAGAACTGTGGAGATGCTTTTATTCTTCCAAAGTGAAGTAGATGATTCGTAAAATAAACCTTGATTATTGGCAGGAGTAACAATATCCACGTCATGCAGTTCTTCAAGTTCCCAGCCGTTCATCACCTTTACATAAATCTTGCCATTGTTCTGATGAGCGTACTCAACATAACCAATGACTACAATATGCCCTCCACCTGTTGGCTTTACATTGGTTATTGCTCCTGCAATCGTTGGAGACAAATAAAGCACATCACCATCAACCCAAGTTTCACCTTGTAATGACCCTGTCGTATTGATGCCTTCCAACTGCCCAACCGCCATTATAAAGCCTTCCTGATTGGTTGGTATGGTTTCAATAACAAGTCCAATAGTATCTGCTGAATTTGTATCGTTATTCGCTTGAGCCAATGCAATCGCTAATCTCTGACCTTGCGCACCACTTACCCTTACCGCTTGATACGCTGCTTTTGTCAAGGTAGTGTTTGGTGTAACCTTATTCACCACCCTCGCAACCAAATCAACGCCATTCCTTAATAATACACTACCACCCTTTAAGGTAGTTTCACTCACACCTGTTGTATCATTCCACCTTGTTGTTCCTACCGCAGCCGTTCCCGTAGGTGAGGTGTCAAGTGTAACCTGACCCGCTTTAATCTCGTATTCGCCTAAATCAACGTTGGTCGTTGCTCCCGTATAAGGTACATAACCCGTCAATGATGGAAACGTAGCCAAAGAACCATCACCACGCAGATATTGTGAAGTCGTTCCTGTTGGGTCATCGAATTTACCATCCAATGCAGTTTGGAGATCGGTTTGGTTGGAAAGGGTTCCAGTAATCCCACCCCAAACTGCAGCACCTGAAGAACCAGAACTATATGAGACATTTATATAAACAGGCGAAACATCCTGCGTTACATAAACATCGGTTACATTATATGTTACTTTTATGGTCATTAGCTTGTTATTTGGTCTTCAACGATTACAAAACCAGTCATGTAAGTATAAGTACCCGTTCCAGTAGTCACTTGCAAATCGTAAGCAAATTCACCAACGGCATAAGTAGCAGTTGTCACGGCTGATAGAGTAACTATTCTTTGATTTGTTGTGGCTCCTGCTGCGAATGTCGCATTATCCCAAGTCCATTGGGTAACTCCTGCTGAATTTTTAGCCATAAGTTTAAATGTCCAGGTACTCACGTTTATTGGTGTTGTCTCGCAAGGTTCTTCATAAAATGATAAATCCATGCTCCAAGTATCACCCTTGCGAATTGTTTTTAAATTATGTTCTGACATATCTATAATGTTATATAAGCTGCAACGACTGAAGTGCCATTCAAAGCCGTTCCAAGTGTTATCGTAGTTCCTACAACGGAATAATTGTAATACCATTTCCCACCATAGCCAATCGCAACAAGTTTATGCGTAGATGTTGACCGCCCCGTAATCGTTCCCGATGCCACCGTATAAGTATCAACCACAGTCAACTCGGTAAATCCACCCGTTACCTGCAATGAGTAATTATATTGTGCAAAATTGTTCACCGTTGAATCATAAGACACCTCTGTTACATAGCATTGAAACTGATAAACCCGATAATTATTTTGTGGGTCAATGATGTCAAGATAAGCAGTGTATTTCGTATCAACAGTAGTGAGTAAGTCCTCAAAGAAATCAATCCCATGTTGAGTAGTTCCAACAATCTTCACAAGTCCTGACCCTGTTATTGTCGCTGACCTCTTTGTGGGTATATATTGTTTATGTGTATTATTTGTTTTGGGAGCAAGTTCAAGCATATCCCTTGCAATAGTCATAGATGCGTTTTTCGCACAGGCTAAAGGATAGATAGTACTACCTATCGTGTACGCTATGACTAAACCTTCTGCTTTTACCGGATCTGCCATTATTGATATAAATAATTATCTGTATATGTGTCGAAAGTGTAAGCCGTTCCTGGGGTGTTAATCTTCATATCTCCGCCTCCAATTGTCACAGATGAATGGCCAGTAATCACAACAGTAAAAGTATTTGTTGTAGCTATTGTCTGCGTACCAACGGATAAGTCAAAAGTAAATGGCTGATTAGCCACGTAAACAGGGTAAGTGATAGTGCGTATTGCAGTTCCGTTTTTCCGCAATTCAAAAGTAACATTTTTTGGGTAAGATGAGCATGAAACATTGCCAAAAATACCAACCGTTACAGGTGTGGTTAAAGTTGTCGCAGCGTCATATCTTGCAGTATTGCTTGTCTGAATGCTAAACCCTCCCGATGTCACCAAAGTAAGAGGAGCGGTGAGCGGTGAAGTTGTATATGTTCCTAGCGTGAAATCTGCCTCAAATGTTTGAGTAGTTGGTAGGTCTTTGGTCTGATCCCATACTTCAACTAATGTTCCTGACCATGTATTATTTACTAAGTCTATTTCAGCAATATTAGCAGGATAATAAACTTTATTAATATCATCATCCATAAACCGATATGTATTTTTGAATGACATTAATTTGTATCCACTACCAGTATCCCAAGAAATGCCATACATATTGACGTCAATCTTATTGCGATTGAAACGATTATGCTCCCATTGAGCAGTTGCATTTTGTCTGCGGAAACCATAGGATTCACCTAAAAACCTATAACGATACCAATCTGCATCTGTTAAAGTAGTTTGATCTGATTCAAATATCGCCCCCTTGAACGAAGGACTAAAGTGGTCATCAAGAAATATCTCTTTTTTATAAGAATTATTAATTGTTAAAGATTTTGTAAATAAGCTATTCTCGCCTTTGATTCTTCTTAAATCAGTCTCTGATTCAAATGCTGATACTATCTTAAAATCAAAATTCTTAAAATATGCACTATTTGCAGTTACACCAGAAGTAGTGGCTGATAAGTAAACAGTCATTATGCCATCAAATGGTATAGGAGTAGATGTAACTTGTAAACTATTCCAATCCGTAGAAACAACACCACTTGTTGATGTCAAATCTACAAGTATAGGTGTACTACCACCCAAACTACCTGATGAACGCCATTCACCATTTTCATTTAATGAATAATAAGTTACTCCTGACTGAATAACCACCCAAGCAGCAGCATTTCCAACTTGATGAGTTGCTGCAAACTTAAAATCAAAATTTATATCAACCTTACCGCCTTGTTCTACATTTATAGTTTGTGATTTTATCCAATGGAATACGTCACCAACTCCTAAACTTTGTATAGGGAAATAAATATATCTATCAAGTAATTGCCCACTTAAAGAAACAGAATAATCTTCTCTTGCTCTTACATTTCCTGATGGTGGTGTAGTTGTGTTTGATATTGCACCATAACCATAAGTCCATGAATCTATACTAAATTCTTTAAATGTAGTACCTGAAGATGTTAATGTCCCTCTTTGAAATGTTTCATTGATTAATACTTCATCAAAAACATTATAGTAAAAATCAACCTCATCGAATTTCGTTGCCCTATTTAGGCTTCGCAACATCTCTGGCATTATAGGCTGCATTTCCCTACCTACACCTATTTCGATGTCATATCTTGCAAGTATCTCAAATTGATTTACAGATGTGACATTTGCAAACCTTAAATTATTATTATATGAGGTGTAAAGTTCTTCAGGTCTAAATAACCACATTTGACCATCAAAAAATATTGATTGCCCAAACGCTGAACATATTTTTTCTAAAACAGTATAGCAGTCATCATAAACAGTGCCTTCTTGCTGGAACGTCTTAGCGTCAAGATAGCATTGATTAAGTGGATGCCTACCCGCAGTATCCAACATACTATCGTGAAAGAGATTATTAAGCACCCAATAATCAGCTGTAACACCAGTAGTAAGAGTTGATAAAGCATTTTCTATAAATTGCAATGGTGTATATTTACCTACTGGCTCCGCTCCTGATACCGCAAAAGGTATTGTTTTCAATAACCCAAAACCCTCCGCTGCACGTACAATAAGGTAGTGATTGCCATCATCCCATACTTCCTCAATATCATCTTGTAAAATATATCCATACCAAGTTGATAAACCATAATAACCATTGTAATGAACAATGACTTGTATATCTGTGTCATTATTCGCAATAAAAGTGTCAAGCGTTACACCATTTACGTTTGTAACTATCTGTAATTCGCATAGAAACGCCCTTATTGGCTTGAAAATATCCTCATCAGTATTATACTCACGAAATACAACAGGTCTCACACCAGGCTCTAATTGCACCACAGAACCAGTTGCACCTTCCACGCGGAAGTCAACAGTAACATCTTTATTGTCAACTGTCTTAAATGCCATTTGATATTTTAAAGCTTTAGCCAACTCGATTGATTTGTGCGTTTGTTCTATTCAATGATCCTACCAAGTCCTGACCTCTTAAAACTACGTTTACCGCTCCACTCATTGCCATTCCTCCACCTGTAACGCCTCCGAAATTGGGGTTAGCGATTCCTCCGAATGAGAACCCGAATGCCTTGCCTATGTCACCAAGTACTGCCTTACCAAGTCCTGCCGTACCACCTGAAATTAGATTTGCAAGTAATGAAATTATTCCCGTTGCTATAATCTTTGCGACAATCTGATTAATTGCTTGAAGAACTGCTTTTGCAAATGCCTTAAATGCTCCATCTGCGCCATTAAGCAAGTCAGTAAACAAATCCTGCACAGGACTAAAGAAAGTACTTTTTAATAAGTCAGTAGCAGCTTGTAGATTGGCCTCTTTTAAGATTTGCGCTCTTCTCTCTGCAGTTGCATTTTGCACATCTTTTAATGACTGAAGTATAGCAGCAGTATCTATTTTTGGAAGATTTACAGGTACTTCTATACCTCCAACTTGTTTTTGTGCCTCTTTAAACTTATCAATTACATTCTTTTTGTATAAAGCACCATAGTCTTGTTTGCCTATGGCAGCAATATCAAAAGATACTTGTAATGGCACTCTTTCTGTTCTGGCTGCTCTTTCTGCTGCGTTTCTTTTCTCAATAGCTATTGCCTCTCTTTTTAATGCTTCAGCACGTTTTTTAGCATTAGATTCAGCAGTTTGTGTTTCTTTATTACTTTCCTTTAACCCCTCAATTTGGTCTCTTGTCTGTTCATTAATCTTCGCAAGACCTAAAACAACAGGATCAAGTTGGTTTAGATATGTTTGGTTCTCTGTTGTGAGTACTTTTATTTGCGCTCTTAATTCATTAACTGCATTTGCACTATTGTTAAAAGCATCTAATGCTGCTTCTTCTGCAGTTACAGAACCAAAACCAGTAATTATAGCTTGTTGCTTCGCTTTATTTAATGCAGCAGAACTTTGAACATATTTAGCATCAGCTTTTATTAATTTTGCCCTAAGTTCTGCTATCTTGGTTTCATTGGTAGTAAGTGCTGCAGTTATCCCTGCCTCCTGCACCTTCAAACGAACCGATTCTGCCCTTAATTTACTATTGGCAGCTATAAGTATGTTTGATGCGTTAGTAAGCGCATTTTCGTCTTTAATACCAGCTACAACATCAGGAGCAACTTTCTTTAACTCACCATAGGCAGCAAGTCTATCTGCTTGAGGCTTTTTACTATCAAGTAATGTCTTTGTAAGAATTGAAACCTTCGCCTCTTCTGCAGTTGCATTTCCTGCAGCCTCAAATGATGCCTTGTTATATGCTTTTTGCGCCTCTGTTAAAGGCTTTGTAATTCCTAATATTACATTAAGTGCCTCACCTAATGAGCCATATTCCTGAATTAAGGATGTGACTATTGAAGTCACAGCACCAAAAGCAAATGCAATACCCGCTGGGCCGATTAAGGCACCACCTAAATTCTTTAATGCACCACCTACGCCACCAGATTCCTTGCTTAACGCAGTAAACTGATCTGCCAATATTGGCAAGTTGTTCTGTATCGCTATGAACCCAAAAGGCAAATCTCTTACAACACCAGAAAGACCTGTGAGTGTATTCTGTGCTTTTTGCGCTGCTGGTGCGATATTCTTTAATCCATTAGCAACCTCTTTAGACCCAGGAACTTGTACACCTACTGCTTTTAAATCCTTTAAAGATTTCTCAAGGTCTTCAACGTATCTATTTGCTTGTACTAAGTCATCACCAAGAGCAGTTTTAACCGCTGCCCTTGCATTCTTTAACTCAGCCTCAACTTCTGTGATGGATTTAGTGAATGAGGAAACATCCGCACCAAGCCGAAATATAAAATCTTCATTCATTTTCTTAATCGTTTAAAGATTTCTCTCATGTCCTCCTCAGTCATCCCTTGCTTTTCATCGCCTGGAAGTTCCCATAGTGCCTCTGGCGATTTAGGTGCAGTCTTTGGATCTCCCATTAACCTAACCATTGTAAACATCAAAAGCCTTGTTTGTCTATAAGTATCCACTTGCTTATCTTGATAACCATTGAGCATAAGACTAAAATGTCTCGGACTCATGGCGTAAAAAGACTCAGGAAGTAGACCTATTTGCCCGAAGGCAAAGGCTTCGATTTCTTCAAAGGTGTAGTCTTTTTTTTTGCTTCAGGTTCTAAGGCTTTCTGTACAAACTGATTGTTTGTCCATAGTTCCAAAATTGCTTTCACTTGATTCATCGCCTCATCATTAGTAAGGTTTTGTTCAAGCCACTCAGCAAATACCTCAAAGCTATAATCAGGCTCTACATCCTTGATTAAGCAGTTATTGAAATAACCGCTATAAAGTATATGTGCTATGCCTATTTCGTTAATGTCTGCACCTTGATGGGTTTTACCTTCTACAAGTTTAGTAGATAGATACCGATAAGATGCCATTCCGAATTTAAGTCCAATTTTAGTATCGTTTAAAGTTAAAGTGCAATAGTTCATAATTAAGCAATTACATCAAGAGTACCAGTAGATTGAATTGTGCCTGAGAAATTGATAAATTCTGTTGTTGATTGGTTCAAAGTCAAATCAGTAACATAACCGCTAAACTGATGGTAATAAACAGTACCAACAGATGCACCAGTTACAGTTGGATTCTGAACCCTTACAGTTACTAAAGTTTTATTAACCATTGCTGCAAGAATGTCCTCATAGCTAACTTGAGCAACTGTTGGAGCAGTTTCACAAATTGCATCAAAGTCAACAGTCATCTGAGGCTCTGAAGGTGATGTAAGAACACCGCAATTGGTTTGCTCTGTTGTTGCATCCATTGTAGTGTTTACTGAAGATGTCCTAAGACAAACAAGGTTCTTATATGATGAACCACCAGCAACATCTATTTCGATGTTTTGAATTGATCCTAAAATCTGACCCATTTTACTTTATTTTTGATTTACTAAATTACTAATTGTTATTATCTTTCTTGCTACAAAATTATCGCCATTTTGCAAAGGTAAGTATTGTGACGAAGTTCTTGCTGTTGGGAATACCTCAAAGTCTGCATCATCGAATCCATCAACAGCAGTATCAGGTATAAGGATATTGAGAATTTGACCAGCGATATTGTCAACTACTGCGTTATCGTAAACACGATATTGCTCAGAGAAAATATCAATTACAACATCTACATTATTGCCGAATGATTGGTTAGTATTTACAGCAGTCTCAGTAATTGATGAAATTACTACATAGTTTTTTGGAGTAGTGCGAAATGGTGTCTGACCATAAACAGGAACATCTTGCCCATTGTAGGATAAGTTACCATTTAAGGCATTCACATATATTACACGTATGTTATTTGATGCGTCTTTCATTTGTACATTTTAAGCACCTCAATAACTCTGTTTTTAAATTTAGGCCAGTAAGCCAAGATACTTGGTCGCATGAATGGTCGTGCAGGAAGATTAACTTGTCTTGCTCCTTTACCCTTGTATTTCGCAGCTAATTCCTGCCAATCAGCGTACTCTGGTAATTCAAATCCTTGCCCTGTTCCGAACTCTACATACGCAGCATATTTCTTTTGTGCTACAAGTTGATAACTCAAGAATTGGTCTTTCTTGAGGCTTATTGAACCTTTAAGTAATCCTGTATCAACTGGTACAAGGTTCTTCGCACTTCTTGCCATTAGTTCTCCATGCGCAGCAAGTTCCATATCCATCTCTGACGCAACAGCATCAACTTTACCTTTATACTTTTTAAGGATATTGTTAAATGCTTTATCAGGTATTTCTATGTTGAAACCTTTTGCCATTAGATAACTACTTGTCTATATTGGTGATAGTTCAAGCCTTCCCATGAAGGATATTGTGATACTGATTTCTTTGGATCAGCATTCATTTGTTTACCCCTATTCTCATACATCCACGATACCAAAGTAAGAATATCGTTTTTTAAGTCATTTGGAATGCTACCATACCCAGCCTGATATACAACATTGTAAATCCCTGCGGAGTAGAGCCACAACTTACCACCTATTACCTCATAATCATCATTGACAGTTAGTGCTTCATTGTCGTTAATACCTTCCTTTATGTTGATGCTGTTAATACAAACCAAAGGTGAATATGGTAAATCAACAACCCATACATTTGGGATGCTACCAGTTAATTCTATGTTGGCTGTGATTAGCTTATTAACAAGTGACCTTCCTGTGAGTTTCTCAAGATGTTGTCTCGCAGCAGATATTAAAGAATCTATTAATGTATCATCTGAGGTGTAATCAATACGCATCCAATTCTTTGCATCAGTCCTACTTACAGGCTCTGCAACTGCATCAGCGTTAATTGTTACACTATTTATGTATATCGCCATTGTTGTACTTTTTCTTGCATCCAATCATTGAACTTATCAAGTGCTTCTCTTGGATCATGTTCTCTGCTTCGTGCTTTTGCTTTCTTTGATGCAAGAGCATAGGTTTTTTCGTCATCCAGGGATGTGATAGCCTTAACCCAGCTTTTGACATCGTTTCTGTCTTTAATATATATGCCTGCTTTTCCACAATTCTCTTTTAATCCGTTTGCCTCAGAACTTATCACAGGAATACCGCTACACATCGCCTCTGTTGCCGTTCTACCCCATGATTCGTAATCCGAAGGCATTAGCAGTATCCTTGTTTGCCTATAAGCATCCAATATATTTGGATTATTCTTGATATATGTCAAATTAGGCAAATCTTGAGTTATTTGCTCATCATACGAACCAAGAACACCAAGAAATGACTTATGAGGCATTGCTCTTGCTATATCTACAAAGACCTTGCCCCCTTTGTTTTCGTTGCAGTTTATTAGTGTAATGTATTCGCTCTTCTCAGGTTCTATGTTTAAGTCGTAGTGTCTAAAGTCGCAAGGAGGCGTTATTACAAAATTAGGGAAATTGTATTGCAATAGGTCTTTTAACCAAAAAGAATTATATATGATATGTTGCCTATGCTCTGCGTCTATAATCTCTGGGTATGGATGCGAATTATGTATTAAATGAAATACAGGTTTTTTATAGAGTTTAGCAGTGTGAATTGTCCATCTTGTGTAATCCAAATGAGTAAAGACCACATCTGCCCATCGAAACATCCCCTCAATGAGGTTGGCATTAGGAGGAAATACATCAACACCGTCAAATGTATAGTTATTTGTTATTTTGTAGTGGTTAGCTTGATGCAGCAATACCCTTACATTGTGACCTTTAGCTTGTAAATGTTTTACAATATGGTGTAACATATACTCTGCGCCACAGTTGTGAGCAGGAGGGTAAAGGTGGATGCTACATAGTATATTCATGTCAGTAGTTTATATAAACACCATAGTGTTCATTCTTAAACA